CGTGCTTTCCGCTGTCTGCCTGGGGCTTGCCACCCTTGCCGTAAACAAAAGTGTTCATCTCTGCCTTCATGCGGTCATCGTTAACAACCAAGTTGCCGGCAGATAGCGCCTTGTGCAGGTTGGCCAGGATGACGGGGCGAGTAGCGACCGTGGTCACGAAGCCAAGCTCCTCCTTCCACCGCTTGGCCATCTTATCGAACTTGGTGCGCCTGTAGAGGTTTGCGTAACCCTCTCCGATGAGGTGCTCGATGATGCTTAGTCCGTAGGAGTTGGACTCCGCCACCACCAGGGCGTCCCACTTCTTCGCCTCCTCTAGGACTCTTGCTGCGAACTCGCTTGGCGAGACTCTGACGTAGTAGGTGCTGACGCACTTCGGCTTCTCCTTGTTCGTAATATCAAGCACGCAAAACGTAGAAAAGTCCCCAGACGGCGAGCCCGAAGCAGTGTCCACGCCCATCGCATATACATGATATTTTTGCGGCTTAGCATATTCTCTGTACCCAGTGGATGCCTTGGCGTGCGGGTAGATGACATCGAAGTACCGCTCACCTGACGTAATGAACGCCACCTCAGCGGTGGCTGGATACTCCTGGTGAAACGTCTGCCAGTTGTTTCCGCATTTCGTCTGATAAGTGTCAAACGCCCACCACAACTGGCGGTTCGTTAGGTTGTGCTCTTTCGCATAGTCGTGCCACTTGGTCATCTTGCCACGGAACGCATCAGGGCGTTCCTTTAGCTGGTACTCTTCAGAGAGCATCCACGGGAGAAAGACCTTGCTGTAGCCATTCTTGTCGGTCCACAACTGATGAGCATGATTCAAGCCGTTGGCCGTGGTCTCCATGACAACAATAGCGTCTGGCGTGGCTGTCTGGAAGACAGCGCGTACAGTGCTCTCAACATCCGAATAGAAGGCAAACTCAGAGCAATGAAGGAAGTTATAGGTGGTGCCACGGGCACTCTGCGTGTTGGCGGTGAAGACTCGAATCATGCCGCCGTGGAAAAAGGACATCTCCCGCACATTGGACTTATCAGTAGGAAACTGGAGCCACTGTGGAAGGTTGTCGTAGAAGCGCTTGTAAATCTCGAAGATTTGCTCGGCAGACTCCCGGCTCTGGGCCATGACGCCAACGCGGAAGTTGGGCCTGAAACAGGCGTGCCAGAACGCATACGCAGCGATACCCGTGGTGCCGCCCATCTGGCGAGCCTTGAGGTCAAACACCCATGGGTTGTCCTCGATGGAGGAGACGAGCGTCTCCTGGGCAGCGTTGAGCTTGAACGGAATGAGCTTCGCCTTCTTGTCAACAATCCTGAGATGCCGACAGAAGTAACGGAAGTCAGCGGCACACCGCCGCAGCTCTTCCTCAGTTGACTTGCTCTTCCTTGACACTCGGCTTCACCTCTTCGCGGACCTCATTCAGGATATCGCGCAGACGGTCGAGGACAATCTCTTCGCTGTCCTCTTTGAGCTTGGTGGTTCGGGCCTCAACGTAGACCGTGTCGGCCTTGGTCTTGGCAAGCTGGGCCTTCTGCTGCTCTCTCTGGACCTCGTCATCCATCGCCGGCCTATCGTTCCACTTGTATCGCTTCTGGAGCACGAACATTGCAGCGCGCCAGTTGTGTTTCTCGGTGGCCTCTCGGATAACAATGTCTGCAAAGAGAGACTCACCAACACCCTCTGAACGGCTGACCTCATGGTAAAACCATGGATAGAGAGGGTGTGTTAGGTTTTTCTGACCCTTGCGAGCCCATACCTTCACCGTGTGAGGCGAAACACCAGCCATCGAAGCCGCTGATTGGCGGCTGTGGCCAGCCTCAAGAGCCTCAAGGACACAAAGCATGCGCTTCTTCATCGCCCTCTCCTGGATGGAGAGGATGACATCTTCAGGCTCGGGGTAATGCACGGGCGCTTCAGCCATCCAGGAACCTCTTCTTATAGCGGTGTCGCTTCTTACGGTCTGTCTCTTCAAGCATACACACGTGCATGCACTCGAAGAAGCGGACGGCATCTTTAGCAAAAAGCGCAAGGTCTTCTGGCTTGGCATCCTCTTGAATGTCGTTAGACCGCATACGCTCCAGCATGTTCACCACAATCTGCCGACAAGCGCGGTGCTTAGGCCGGAGCGCTGCGTCATGATAGCCGGACAGCATATCGACGAGGTTCATCAACTCCATGCCGATTAGCTTGAATGAGGAGATAAGCGCGACCTCAAGACTAACGTCGGTCTGGTTGTAATAAGCAACATCGAGAGACTGCTTACAGCTCACGACACACTCGCCAATCAGGCCCTCAACAAGCGTTGCCTTGCCAATCCCGCCAGAGCGAGCGCTCTCATCGTAAACCACAACGTCCTTGGAGGAGATGGTGTTGGCAGTGCCAAGCGCTCCGCCCTCCGGTGCGAATATACTCACTTGCAGAACCTCTTGACGCTGGCAGCAACCGCGCGGTGGCCGCGCGTTCTGCTGGAGCGAAGTGCCATCTTAACTAACGCGCAAATAACCTGCTTCTCACTGAGGCCAGCGGACTTAGAGACCCTGGCGACAAAATCGCGTTGCTCCTTGCCAAGGTCCTTGGCCTGAATCTTAGCGACCACGTCCATGGCGCTCGGCCCGGTGCGTGGCTTGCGAGGAGGCTTGTCCTTGGCCGCTGCTCGGAGCATCGTCTTGGCCTCGTCGGTGACAACGGGCTTAGGCTTACGGGTACGCTTAACAACCTTCTCTTCGCTCATGGTCTACTCCAACCAGTCCCAGGCGTGGCAACACGCCCAACCAATCAGTAGAGCAGCTCGCCTGTCGTCATTCTTAGCCAGATGGGCCAACGGCAACGCCGGGCTGTGTCTGGGTTTAGCCAACATATTACACATGTCGCGCGCAGCCGCAACAGCTCGGGACCTTGGCTGCGACGGCAGGTCAAGCTCAACCCGCCAATGAGTGGGCGACACCTCAACGTATGGGACATCCTCGTACCAAGCGCTGGTCGCAAAGCGTTCTCGCACCCTGGCCAAGCCCAAAGACGCGGCAGCGTTCACGCCAACGTAGCCACCGCCCTCCATGACCATCAGGTCGATGTCGAGGGCCACGCCGCTCACCGCGAGGTAGTCCGTATGGTCGATGTCTCGGAAGTCAACGGGCTCTGTGCCCTCCCACACGACCACGGCGGTGGCTTTCTTGCCACTCGCCGGGTCAATACTCACCCATCGGCTAGGTGCTCGGTGGGCAGGAGGGGGACACGGGGGAAACTTGCTCTTTGATTTAGCCACTGGACTCAGCTCCAAGATGTAACGGGTTAAAATAACCTACATACAGTTATCGGTCTGCAACTAGGCGGAATAACAGGAGTTAAAACAACCTACATACAGTTACCCGGTAACCTATCCACGGTTATCCGGCAGCACCGTGTCTTGCAAGCTGCAAGAGAGTCTTTGCAAGCTGCAAATTGCGTCTTCGCTAGCCACGATGTCTTAATCCCGCAGAAATGAAACGAGTTCTACTGCCATCCCACTCAATATCGCCCTCATATAGGTTGCGACGGGGGCCGTGGCGGAACTTATCCATGCCAATCTGCGCCTCCCAAGGGCTAGCGTTTTCGTTAACATTATGTAGCAGCCAAGGCACAAGGCCCAAATCAGCATCATCATCGATTGCTCCTGAACCCTTGGAATCGCGGATAGTTGGCCGTTCTTTGGTCCTTTTAGCCGCCATTGTGGGTTGAGAGATGCTAATCACCACGCAATCTAGTTCCATAGCAAGCTCTTTCAGGCCTCGACTGACCTGTTCAAGCTCCTCAGTGCGGTTACTGTTGCGCTTTTGGGACCTCATTAGCTGGATATAGTCCACCACGATGATGCCAAGGTCCCCTTTCTGGGCCTTATAGGACCGAGCAGCCTGCCTGACACCGTCAATAGTGGCCGCTTGGTGGCCAACCACCCTGATTGGGGCGGCTGAAACACGGTGTGCGGCGTGCGTAAGGGCCACTAACTGGTCATCATTGAGCCCTTCTTGGTCATGAAGTTGTACCGGGATGCCAGAATCGGCGGCAATAAGCCGTCCGATTATCTGATCAGCGGGCATTTCCAGGCTGACAATGAGTGCAGGGCGCTTCTGCTCGTGGGCAACCGCCCATGCAAAGCCATTTACGGACAGAGCGGTCTTGCCATGGCCGTTAAGGCTCATGACCAGCACCAGCCATCCGGGCCGAAAGCCCCCTCCGGTAGCCTTATCTAGGGGGTACAGGCCTGTTGAGATACGGGGCGGCTTCTTTTCACCCTTCTGGATGGCGTGTATCATCCTCATGTAGTCGCTGACTACGTGTCCCGCATCATCTCCCTCCGTTAGATTCTCACCTGACTCCCTCAATCGGCCCACCAACGCCTCAGCCTCGGAGAGCGCTTCTCCTGGGCTGAGGTCCCCATCCACAGCGATGGATGAAAGCTGCTCGGCAGCCTGCTGCATGCGGCGTCTAGCGGTCATCTCCAGCAAGCGGTCGACGTAGGTGTCGAGCATGGAGATTGAGCCAACCCTATCCATGAGTTTGACGAGGTCACCACCACTTACACG